GTACCCGCCGGCCTCACCATTTTTTGCGATTTTGGAGAAAGTCGAATTAGGTCAACCTAATTAATCTTAACACTTCGTGTTAAGTGTCAACAAATATTGACAAGGAATAAAAAATATGTGGCTAAGAAAAAAGGAGATTGCCGAAAAGCTTGATAAGACTACGCGCGCCATCGATTATATGATTAAGGAAGGTAAGCTTGAGACTAACGGGAAGAAGTATGGTAAGCTGCGGATAAGGTACGACGCTCCGGATGGCGACCCAGACAATGTAGATTCCGGTGAGTCACTGGAAGAGGCGAAGGTTCGCAAGATGATTGCTGAAGCTAACCTGGCTGAGTTGAAACACCCGCGCGAAGTAGAGCGGATTAAGAAAGAGTTTGGCCGGCAAGTTGTGTATGATGTGCTTGAGGCCATGAAGCCGCTAAATGATGCATTGCGCGGTCTGCGGTTAGCGCCGGAACAGAATAAGAAAATCAACGATTACTGGGAAGAGTCAGTAAACAAGCTCAAGAAGCAGTTGGGAGCGTATGAATGAGCACGCGATACGAGGTGAAGGTTGATATACTTGACGAGGACTACTTAGATCCGCTGATTGTTTCCCTAGTGCGCAATGGGTATGATGTTTATATGAGTTGGGACTCTTTTCACGGCGGCAAAAAGGAAGTGTGTTTTTGTGTTGTTGATGAGGACATGAAGCCGATAAAGGGAAAAGGTATGGATAGTGAGTGATGCGCGCATAATATCATTTGAACAGGTTGCTGCTGGTTGCTGCCAGATAGACTATATGCCGCCTGCGCAGTGGGCAGAGAAATGTATCAGCTTTGCACAGGATAAGAGTGCGCGTGTTAATGGCAATTTTGACTTGAGTTTGACGCCGTATTTGTGTGATCCACTGAACGCTTGGGAATTCAAAGGTGTTATCAAAGAGGTAACAGTTGTTGCCCCAGAGCAAACAGGTAAGAGTTTGAGCTGGATTATTGGGCTGTTGTGGACAATGATATATGAGCCGTGTCTTAGTATTACTGTATATCCTAGCGATGACAAGTGCACCGAGGCGAACGAAGAGAAGCTGAAGCCGCTTATGTATGAAATACCACGCCTGGCACAAGAGCTATCCATGCCTCGCAGTTTTAGAAAAGACCGTTATAATTTCTTAAATCTGATTAGTTACTTTCAGGGTGCCGGCTCACGTGTGACAAGTAAGAGTGCCAAGGTGCGTATTGCTGATGAGCTTGACGATTGGACTGTGCACGAGGGGCAGGTTAGCAACATCGAGGATTTACGGAAGCGCGCGCGCAGTTTTGACGATTCTATATTCTACAAAGTTTGTACAGTAAAGGGCAGTGAAAAGGGGAGTAAGATTTGGTCTGAGTTTATGGATGGGTCACAGGGATTCTGGCACTTAGGGTGCCTTAAGTGTGGTAAGCCTACTATGCGGAGTGCCGATGTGCACAATATGCAATGGGATATATCTAATGATGTTGTGGTTGAGGATAGTATTAGGTTGGTTTGCCCAGACTGTGGGCGTGAACACGTGTATAGCGAACGGCGCGAAATGAATCTTATTGGCGAGTATGTGCATAGAAAACCTGAGTTAGTTAAGCATAAGCCTACGTTTCAGTGGGGAGCGCTTGCTAGCCAGTGGGAAAGTTTATCGTGGTTATCGATTGCCGAAGCGCAACTAAAGTCAGGCCGCAGCGGTTATATGGAAGATCAGATATTATTTGATAACAGCTTCCGTGGCTTACCATTCAAACAGCGCAAAGTGACAGATAGTGCGGTTCATGAAATCCGAAAGCATGCTAAATCGTACGAAAAAATTCACGGATTAGAGGGTGTATTTGTGGCGTGTGACACGCAGGATGATTGTGTGTATTATATTGTCCGCGCGGTGGATACAAAATGTAACAGTTATCTTTTGGATTATGGAACGTGTGATACCCTTGAAGAGCTTACCGAAGTGTGGGAATGTGAGTATCACGGGCTGAAACCCGTGCTCGGAATCATAGATAGTGGTGGTCACAGGACTGCCGAGATAGAAAACTATTGCCGGGATAAAAGAGACTTTTGGATGTATAAGGGTAATAACGCGATAAAGGCCGGCAACTGGATGCGCAGCAAGAATGTAAAGGGGTTGCTTATGGCGCGTGCAAAATTCTACCAGGACAGGATGCTTTACTATATCTACAACCAGGCGTCAGACGTAGATAATTATAACTGGTACATACCGGAAGATATAAGCGAGGAATATGTTGCTCAGATTGCAGCCATGCGCCCTGACAACAAGGTAAAGAACGGCCACGCATACGAGAACTGGACGAATAACGGAAACGCGGATCACTGGTTTGACTGTGAAAAAATGTGGCTTGTTATATTTGATTATGCAAAGCGTTCGTTGCCTTGTAGAAAATGGGCAATCGGCGGGATTGAAGGAACACGCAAACGCGTAAACTCTGCGCCACGCAGAAAATCAACAGGAGGGTTTGTAAGTGTCTGGTAAAGGTGATAGAAATAGGGTTAAAGATTGGCATGCTTACCGCTCGAATTACGCGACTATATTTGCGAAGGACAAGAAAAAAGAACCGGCTAATTTTAAAAAACTTGATAAGTTGAAATAGTAGAGACACACTTATTTCAGGTTTCCCGTGCTGCTGACTGTGGGGTTTAGTGGTGCGGGTTTATTTTTTTACAGTAATGTAACTTATATGTTACCGTATCCGCGATAATGCAAACTATATGTTACATTGTCAACATATGTTGACGCGCGAATTAGTTGACATACTTGAAAACAAAAACATGTTTTTAGGAGAATACTATGGCCGCGCCAATCGGGACAGCGTTACCCACTACCTTTACGGCGGGGGACACGCTAAAATTTCAGATTACGCTTGACGAGTACAGCGCCGCTGATTGGACGCTATACTATGTGCTTGTCAAGTCCGACACTCAGATTACTTTCAACTCCAGCGCTAGCGGGACAGCGTTCCTAGTCAATGTTGCCAAAGCTACAACTGCTAATTGGTCTGCCGGTGAATACCGTTTCACAGCGTATGTTGCAGACGCGACAGAGCGGAAGACTGTAGACAGCGGGGCGATTGAAATTCTTACAGATATCAGTCAGGAGTCAAGCGGGTACGATGACCGGTCCCATGTCAAGATCGTTCTGGATGCCCTTGAATCTGTCATTGAGGGCAAGGCAAGCAGTGACACGATGATGACAAAGGTTGGAGATCGATCACTTTCACGTATGTCCGCATCAGAGATTTATGATTGGTACAAAACATATCAGCAGTTGTATGAAGATGAGCTACGGGCTGAAGAGTTGGCCAACGGAAAAACAAACCATAAGAATTCAGTGTACATGAGGTTTAAATAGGCATGAAGATTTTTGGGCTGGACATTACACGCTCGAAGGATGGCGCAGCTAAGGTCACAGACCGGCGCGTGTCTCCGTTTGCCTTTGCTAGAGGATTTCTTGCAGCCAGCACAGGCCGGTTGTTTCAAGATTGGATAACTGGCAAAACAGATATTAACGATGATTTGTACAGTAATTTACAGAAGATGCGCACGCGTGGGCGTGATATGGCGAAGAATAACAGCTATTTCAAGCGGTGGTTATCTATGCGCGAGCGGAATATCGTAGGCTCGCAGGGCATTCAATTGCAAATGAAGGTATCTAATCCGAATGGTTCGCAGGATAACTACGCGAACAACCTAATTGAAGGAAGGTTTAAGGATTGGGGTAAGCGCGAAACGTGTTGCGTTGATGGCAAGCGCAGTTGGTTGCAGGTGCAGAATGAATACACCAGGTTGATTGCTACGGATGGTGAGGTATTTATCCACAAGGTAAAGAACTTCCCTAACAAGTATAAGTTTGCGCTGGAATTTATCGACGCCAACCGCTGTGACACGAACTACACAACCACGATGCGAAACGGTAACCGCGTTATTAATGGCATTGAGATTGATAAATGGGGCAAGCCGATTGCATATTATTTCTATACTGGCAAAACTGCGCTTAGTAATGATTGGGGCGGGGAGCGCATTCGCATAACTGCAGATTCAATGATCCACGGTTTTAAAGAAGAGTTTGCAGGGCAAACGCGCGGTATTCCAATGGGGAGCGCCGCTATGGCTAAAATACATATGCTTGATAAGATGAATGAAGCATACCTGGTAGCGAGTCGCGCAGGTGCAGCAAAGATGGGATTTTACCAAGTACAGCAAGGTTTGGATTATGCACCAGATGTGGTTGAAAGCGCCCAACTTGTGCAAGAGGTTGAGCCAGGTAAAATTGAAATCCTACCAGAGGGCATCGAGTTTAAGAGTTACGATCCGACGTTTCCAGCAAATGAGCATGCCAGCTTCACAAAAACCATGCTTCGCGAGATTGCAGGGGCGCTTGGTGTGAGCTATAACACGCTTGCTAATGACCTTGAAGGGGTTAGCTATTCTAGCTTGCGTGCAGGTTCACTTGATGAGCGTGATGGATGGCGCACAGAACAAAGCGAGATAATTGGGCAGTTGATGAACCCAGTTTTTTCAGATTGGCTTGATATGTTTTTGATGACTCCAATGTCTGGCTCATTGCCTTATAGTAAGTATGAAAAGTTCAACCAGCCAACCTGGCTTCCGCGTTCCTGGCCGTGGGTTGACCCATTGAAGGACATGCAGGCTAAAATATTGATGATTGAAAACCTGCTTGAGTCTCCGGCCAAGGTTGCAGCAGAGAACGGTTGGGACTATGACGACCTAATGTTAAGCATTGCCAAGGCGAAGGAAATACAGGAGCAAAATAAGTTGACAGTAAGCAAAGAAAAAACGGGAGCACCGGTTCAAGATGAAAACGATAAAAACTAAGACGCAATATCGCGCCGTTGGGATTGGCAAGATTCGCGATAGAGAGTTTTCTATATCGCTGTCCAGTGAAGAGCCGGTACAGCGAAGCTTTGGGCTTGAAATACTCGGTCATGATGAGGGTGAGGTTGATTTGAGCCGTCTACAAAACAAAGCGCCACTGTTACTAGATCACGACCAAACGCGGGTTATTGGCGTAATTGAGCGCGCATGGGTTGAAGATAATCAACTTAGGGCAGATGTGAGATTTAGCAAGAGTTCCTTAGCACAGGAAGTAGTGCAGGATATAGAAGATGGTATCCGAAGCAAAGTAAGCATAGGGTACCGGATTAGAAAGATGGTTGAAGAACAGCGGGAAGATGGGTTGTCAGCTTATCGCGCCGTTGATTGGATACCTCACGAAGGATCAGTCGTTGGCGTCCCTGCCGATGACCACGTCGGATTTCGAAGCGAAGCGCAAGCAGAGGAGTTTGACACCGAAGTTGTTCAACTCGAAAGAGAAGAGCAGAAAACAGAAACTCGCGAAAGTGAGGCAATAATGGCTAATGACAAACCAGAAATTGCGGAAGATGTGGTTGAGGCACCGGAAGTTGTCGAGACTGAGGAAGTCCGCGAAGTGGAACATGTCGAGGTCAAAGAGGAAATCGAGCACCGCGCCGATGATTTGGAAGACGGTATCAGTGCCGAGCGTGTCAGAACTGCGCAGATTATCGAACTGTGCAACGAGCACGGCATGCGCGCACTTGCTGATGATGCTATCCTCACAGGTAAAGACCTTGATGAAGTTCGTGAAATCATTCTTAAAGAAAAATATGGAGAACCTGAACCAATGAAACAGGAAATTACTCTCGAACAGGTGACCAACGCCAAGGATGCAAAGCGTTACAGTGTCGCCAAAATTGTACGCGCTGGCGCGAATCCTCGCAACAACATCGATCTTGGCCTGGAACGTGAAGTTTCAGACGAATTGGCAAGACTTAACGGCGGCGCCCCGCAGGGCTTTTATGTCCCGTTTAACGCGCTTGCCGGACGTGCCATCTATGACAACGCCACTAACGGTGCTGAACTTGTCCAGACTGATGTTATGGGCGACGAGTTTATTAAAGCACTACGCAATAAGGCTCGCGTAGTTGAATTGGGCGCGAAAGTTCTCACCGGTCTTAAGGGTGACGTAAGCATTCCGAAACAAAACGGGCTTACTACCTCTTATTGGTTGGCAACTGATGTTACCAGCATTACATCTGAATCCGCTCCTGGTCTGACAAGTGTTACTATGACCCCGAAAAACTTGGGTGCATACACTGACATTTCCCGTCAGATGCTGATTCAGTCCGAGATCAACGTTGAAATGTTCGTGCGCGATGAAATTATGTCCAGCCTCGCACTGGCAATTGATTTGGCCGCTCTGAATGGTTCGACCTCGTTGGCTTATACGCCTACCGGTATTCTGAATACCTCAGGCGTTAACAGTGTAACCATGAGTTCCGCAGCAGTTACCTATGCAAAACTCGTTCAGTTCATGAGCGAAATCGCCACGGACAATTACGA